GCCGTGACCGTGTTGCTGGAGCTGTCGGTGGCCGACCAGTTCGCCGTGTACGTTCCGGGACCGGGCTGGTCCTGGGCGAGCCACCGGTAGAAGTACTGGCCGGTGCCGATGTGCTGGATCTGGGCGCCGGAGGCCGTTAGTACGGTGGTGTTGGAGGCGTTCTTGATGGTGAGCGTCAGGCCGGTGACGTCCTGGTGCTCACCGCCCTGGTACGCCTGGAAGTCGACGTAGAGCAGCGACCAGTCCTCCAGGACCAGGTCCATCCGCTGGAGGTCCAGCAGCTCGGAGTCATCGACCTCGACCAGCTCCCACGGGCGCAGCTTAGTGCGTACCAGCATGCCGAACCTCCCTCTCGTTACGTATGTATGACTGTATGCGAGTTAGCTCAGTGCAGCCCAGATGGCGAGCACACCGGTCTGACTGTTGTTGCCCGGAACGATCGAGGCCGGGAGCGCGGTGAGGCCCGTAGTGGTTCCGTTCACGGCCCAGTCGACAATCGATGCCGTCTGACCGAAGACGTTGCCCGCCGCCGAGAGTCCACCGCCACGGATCAGAGAGGGCGGCGTGGCGGCGTTGAACATCAGGGCCAGCCAGACGAAGCCGGGACCGATGGTCTGAGCCGCGCTCAGGGTGGCGCTCTGGGGACCGTTGCCGGTCTTGGAGTCGACGTTCACCGAGGACAGCAGGGTTCCCGAGGAGCTGTAGAGCCCTGCGAAGTTCTGCCCGGCTACAGGAGAAGTCGGACCGGTCGACTGAGCCCACCACACCGTGGAGACCGTAGCGACCGATCGGACGTTAATCCGCGCCAGGTAGATGGAGCCGTTGGTCGCAGTGGTGTTGGTGGAACCCAGGGCCGGGTGGAAATTCCACGCGATGGCACCATGGTCCTGCGGCAGCGAGACGTTCGCCAGAGGCGGCATCGGCATCACGTGGTGTCCGGGCATTAGTTGCCTCCCTCGATGGCGTAGCGCAGGGCCTGAGTCGAGATGAGTTTGACCGTGGCCGTGGTGGTGCCCTGGGTATCGAAGTACCGGGCCCCGAGGACGACGTAGCAGTTGTCGCCCGCCACGGTCGGCGTGGAGCCGTCCAGAGTCACCCAGATCTCGCCGGTCATGTCGCGGTTGACGATGTCCAGACCGCGCTGGGCGTTGTCGACGGACACGGTCGCCACGGCGTTGGCCGTGAGCTGCCCGCTCTTGGTGTTCGCCATGTAGTCCTCCTCAGGGATCTCGTCAGCTCGCAGCAGCCCAGATGGCGGAGACGCCCGTCTGGGAGTTGCTGGCCGGGGTGATGGTGGACGCCAGGGCCGTCGCGCCGGTGCCGTTGACGGCCCAGCGGTAGGTCGCGGCAGAGAGGTTCACGACGTTCGCCGCTGCCGTCTGGCCGCCGAATCGCATGAGGACGGGCGGTGTGGCCGCATTGAACACAAAGGCCGCCCAGATGAACCCCGCCCCCACGACCTGAGGCGTGATGGACACGTTCTGGAGACCACTGGTGGTGTTCGCGTCGATGCTCGCAGAGGCCAGTAGGGTACCCGCCGAGGAATAGATCCCAGCGAAGTTCTGGCCAGCCGTCGGCGTGGTGGGGGCCGTGGTGTGGTCCCACCAGATCTTCGAAATCGTGGAGACCGCTCGGATGTTCAGGCGGGCCAGGTACACGGTCCCATTGGTGATGGTCGCCGTACTGGTGGCCATGGCGGGATCGCCGGACCAGGCGATCAGACCGTGGTCGGCCGGGCTCCAACCACCCGAGGTGATGGGATTTCCACCCACTGTGGCCCCGGACGCCATGGCAACGAGACCGTCGATGGTGACGTTCTTGGCGGTGTAGATGGAACCGCTCTTGTACTTGAGGTCGATGTCCTGAAGAGCCATGACGCCCCCTTACGAGTAGAGCCGGTAGACGTCGGACGCCGGAACCACGGGGATACCCCGGGACGCGATGCCCGCCATGATCGTCTGGAAGTCGGCCTGGGAACACTCGGTCGAGACCGTGGCCGCGCCAGTAGTGATCTTGTGGAAGACCAAGATCAGCCACCCACCAGCGAATTGGCACTTGTCCAGCAGACCGCCCGACGCCACGAGGTTGGCCGGGTTGTTCGCGCCCACCTGGGTCGAACTGATCGAGGACACTGCCCGGATTCGCATAGGCATGCCCGCCGGGAAGGTCTCCGTGGGATAGCCAGACTGGAACAGGATCGTCCGGCCTGTCGAGAAGTACCGCTCGGAGATCTTGTCGATACCAACACCATCCGTGGTCTTCTGGTACTCGCCGCCCGGATAGGCGATGGACTCCCCACGAAAACCGTTGCTCACCATCCACTGCTTACCGTTGCGGAGATCATCGTCCACCTGTGCTGCCGTGTACGACGTGTAGCGGTTGTCGTGCATGGCCGTCGCATAGGCGTGGAAGCCGATCTCCCAACCGCTGAAGTTCTGGAGCGTCTGGTTCTGGGCGGTCGTCATGTAGTTGCCCGTGCCGAGGTTCTGCACGATGACGTAGTTCGTCCCCCGGAACCCGTAGGTGTCCATGACGGGCCTGGCGTAGTCGTAGATCGACTGGGCTCCGTCATCGAAGACGATGCTCACCACGCCGTTGGGGAAGGTCGCAGTCGTGCCGTCGATGACCTCAACGGCCTGGACATCCAGCGTGATGGCGTTGCCGTTGGTGGCGATGGCCTGGACCTGAAAGTCCGTGAAGCCCGTGGTGGTGCTCGGGGCGCCGTTGGCGCCGATGGTGTACGAGCCCGCAGCGGAGTTCAGCGAGGACCAGCCGAAGGTCAGGGTGATCCACTCTCCGCTGTTGCCGATCTGCGAGGTTCCACCAACCCCCCACAGCCGCCACTTGAAGTTGTTGGCCAGGCTGGAGGTACCGGCGAAGAAGTTGATGTCGCTGATCTTGGTGATGTCGTCGATCCGACAGATCAGGCGGATCGCCTTGTCCGTCAGGTCCATGGCGGGCATGGCGAACTTCCGGAGGTTGGCGGCCCCGGCGGTGGTGTTCGTGGTGATCGAGGCACACTGGGTGCCGCGCACGAAGGCCGCCGTGTTGTTCAGGTTGCTGGAAGCCGCGTTGTTCGCCGTCCAGCCGTGGCCGGACTGCATCTGGAACGACAGGCCGTTGACCGCAGGCCGCCATACCGGAGTTGTACGACTCGGGGCGATGACGCCATACGGGCTCACGGGTCCGCTCAGCCGTCCGGACACGGACAGGTCGCCCGTCACCGTTCCGCCGGACAGCAGGGACTTCGAGTCCACGTACTGCTTGGTGGACGCCTGGAGAGACGCCGTGGGGTCTCCAGGGAGGACGAGCGGCCCGGTCATGGTGTCGCCGGACTTGTTCACCTTCCTCGGGTCTCCCGAGGTGTATCCCACAGCAGCCATGGCCGGGCCTCCCTACTACTTGGTGTCCGACTGGGGAGCGGTCAGCTCGTCCCGGGTCGGGCAGTCACCGGTGGTCTCGTTGTTGCTGACCGTCTTGGTCGTGGCGACCTCGGAGTCCACCACGGCGGGCACGGTCTCCACGGAGTACGTGAGGACCTTGGACACGCCGTCCCCGTGGTCCTCCACGCCGTCGAAGGAGACGTCGCCCTTGGCGTGCAGGCCCCGCTGGAGCGCCTCCTCCAGGGTGCGGAGCTTGTGACCGACGTGAGCTTCCTCGTCCTGGATCCAGGAGTCGAAGTCTCCGACGGCCTTGAGGATGAACTGCTTGACGTAGCGCATCCCGTCGGAACCGTCGGCGGACCGCTTGGCCACCTCGACCTCCGGCTTGCCGCGAAGGGCCGGGTGCTGCTGGGCCTCGTCGGACCGCTGCTGGGCTACGTCACCGCGCTCGGGCGTGACGACGATCGGGGGCAGGGCTTCGTCCGGGACATCTCGACCCTTGCCCGGTCCGCGCAGGTCGACCTCAGAGACGTCCTTGTGCCCGTCTCCGTCCGTCGGAGCCGCTGTGGGCTCCACGGGGACCTGGACGGTCTCCTGGGCGTCCTGAGGGGCGCCTGAGCCCTTCGGATCGACGTCGACCTTCTGCTCGGGCTTCTTCCTCGGGGTCATTGCTGAGTTCCTCTCGTAGCACGAAAGGGGCAGGAGAGGTCGTCTCTCCTGCCCCTCTGCGAGACGCTTGCGGGCTCGGGCTACCTGCCAGTTACGGCAGCAGCTCCAGCACGGCGGCGGCGTTCGGGTGACCGACCGCGAAGGCGCGGCGGGCCCGCATCTTGAGGATCGACTCGTCGGTCAGAGCGGCGAGACCGCTGCGGCCGTCGATGAAGACCGACTCGGGGCCGGAGCGGACACCGAGCAGCATGAGCTGGGTGTTGACCACGAACAGCAGCGGGTTGCCCGTCGGGGCCGAGGTGTTGGTCGCCGAGGTCTTCGCACCGAGGGACCACTTCACCTGGTAGCCGAACAGGGTGTCCGGGGTCGAAGCGGTGCCCTGGAGGAAGATCGGGCGGTTCTGGGAGTCCAGGATCCCTCGGAAGCCCGCCTTGAAGCTCGGGTGGGCGATGACGGCGATGTTCGCCTCATCGAAGTAGTCGCCGGTCTCCAGCGCGCCGACGACCTTGGAGAGCTGCGCGTAGGTCGCGGCAGCACCGGTACCGGCGGTGGGGACGTAGTTCGCGTCGGCCGTGTAGCCGGTCGCGGCGTCGGTGGTGCGCAGGGTCTTGTAGACCGAGGTGAACGGGACCGTGGTGCCGTTCTGCGCGGCGGTGACGGCCAGGCAGGCGTTGTCCAGGGCCTTGGCGTACGAAGTCGCCCAGTCCTTCTGCTTGGTGGCGACGACGTCCGCAAGCGAGTCATCGATGTCCTCTTCGGCGATGCGGTCGGCGGAGCCGAACTTGTACGCGGAGAGGACGACCTGGTCGTTGGCCGACTGGTCCTCGGAGTACGCGCCGCCCTTGGGGACGACCGCGACGCCCATACCGGCCGACCGGGGCACGGACTTGGTGGCGGTACCCATCGGGACCTTGCGGAAGAGGGCCTCGGCGGCGCTCATCTGGTTGACGCGCGTGATGACCTGGGAGTCGAACTCCTCGGGGATCCACGCCTCCATGGTGTTACGTGCCATGGGTTGCCTCCTCTGGGGCGAGATACGGACTCTTGCGACTCTGCCTCGCTGGTCCATCACGGGCCTGGAGGTCAACTACTCCCTCACGGGACCCGGGTCTCGCCGCCTCACGGGGCTTGACAACCAGCTCTATTGTGCGTAGCGGGCCGGGCATTGTCCACCCAACCCGCTACCTGGCGTATGAACGACTGTATGTACGTTCGGGTGTTCAGCCCCGCAGGGCCATCTGGGCGATGCGCTCGGCCGAGGAGAGCTTGCGGTCCCCGCTGGAGCCCTGTCGGTCGGCTCCGTTCACGCGACCGGCCCGGGTGCGCTTCTGGAAGAGGTCCGGATAGTCGGCCCGCAGCTCCTTGATCTGGTCCTCCAGGCCGTCGATGTCGCCCTCGTCATCGATGTCGATGGCATCCATGTCCAGCAGCTTGAGCAGACGGTCCGGCTTGCCGATGAGCCCGGCCTCGGCCAGAGCGGCCTTGGCAGCGGTACGGACCACGAGGGGCTTGTACTTGGCCTCGACCTCGCCACGGGCCGCCTCCACGGCCTTCTCGACATCGGTCTCAGCCTTGGCACCGGTCTGCTTGGCGGCGAGACGGTGCCGCTTGGCCTCGGCGTTGGCCTTCTTGAGCTTGGCCTGCATGGCCTCGAACTCGGCCTTGGTCGGGGGCTCCCAGGAGTCGTCCTCGCCCTCGTCGCCGTCGTCGTCCGACTCGTCGTCCCCGTCGTCTCCGAGGCCCTCGTCGTCGGCTCCGCTGTCGTTCAGCGGGCCTGCACCACCGGCGATGGGGAAGATGGGTCGGCCGTCCGCCCGGTATCCCAGGATCGCCCACGGGGCGTTGGAGATGGGAGCGGTGCCGTCCTCGTGCTGCTGCATGTACTGCCTCCTCGCGGAGCCGATGTCCCTCACGGGACTTGTATGTATGTACGTGAGTCTAGGGGATGATCACGCGGGAACGGGAGCCGTCTCGGCCTCCGGGTCTCCCACGGTCTCCTCGTCGGTCTCGGTGTCCTCCGGCTCCTCAACGAGCAGACCAGTCTCCGGGTCCACCGGGTCGGGCACCATCTCCTCACCGAACAGGCCCTGGAGCATCTCAGTGATGATCTGCTTGGCCTGCTGCTCGGAGACCACACCGGTGCCCACGGCGTCGCCCAGGGTCTTGGCGGCGTTGGCCACCTGGGTGAACAGCGCCATGCGGCCCAGGAGGTCGCCATCGTCCGGCAGCCACTCGTTGACCTGCTCAGCGGTGTAGCCCGCCTCCTGGAGCGCCTGCTTGAGGGGAACGCCCGCGTCCACCTTCGCCTTGATGGTCTGCCAGCCCGCAAGGTCGTCCACACGGGTCGGAGAAGCCCACTGGACCCGGACGGTGGCCCCTTCGAAGCCCGCGACCAGCAGAGCGAACTCCATCGCCTCACGCCACGTGGCACCGAAGGAGATCTGCCGGTTGCGGACCTTCTTGGTGAAGGGCAGGTCCGCCTCTTGCCGGGACTCGCCGGAGATGGCGTCGCCGGTGGAGTCGAAGAAGTGGAAGGGTGTGGTGGTCACCTGGGCCATCGCCTTGACGTACCGGTCCATCGGGTCGGTGAAGACCTTCGGGTCGGCCACGGCGAACTGCCCGGCGCTCTTGACGTTCTTCAGCCACCACACGTCCGCAGGGTCGGCTCCCAGGGACGACTTCTCGGGCTCGCGGGCCGTGGTGGTCCTGGGCCAGTCCAGGGCTCCGTCGGCGTACTGGGACTCGTCGGTATCCAGGGCGGCCGGGAAGGGGAACGGCAGGTCCTCGGCGATCTCGTTGGAGTCCGTGTCCCCGTCGGCCAGCAGGTAGCGCTGCGGGAAGCCCTGGTAGTCGATGGTCGAGCAGTGGGTGATGACGAGCTTGTTGATGACGTCCTGGGGCCCGTACGCCTGCTTGTGCTCCGGCGTGCCGTAGGGGCGGTCCGTCCGGAAGTGGAACATCGGGATCTTGCCGTACGGGTTGGGCAGGGGCCAGGCAGGGTCGTCGGCGTCCAGGTACTCGACCCAGTCCTCCTCGCGGTCTCCCTTGGCCTTCGGGTCGCGCGTCACCCACTTCTCGATGCGGTCCCGGTAGTAGAGGTTGACCCGCATCTGCTCGGCCTCGCACCAGTGCTTGATGCCGAACAGCTTCCTGCGGGGGTTCTCCGGGTCGTAGACGATCCGGCAGTGCATCGGCGAGTTGTAGAAGATATCGACGTCGATATCCCCGTCCCCGTCGTCGTCCGGGCTGGGCCAGATGATGAGGTAGGCGTCGCCGAACTCCTCGGCCCTGCGGTGGACGTTCGGGGCCTCCAGGTCGAGCTGGTTGTCGTCCCACAGCTCCTGGAGAGCCAGGTTCGCCTGCTTGTCCGTGGACGTGAGGGAGTTCAGCTCCAGGCGGTCCACCACGGCGTCCACCGGGATGCGGGCGAAGTTGAACTTGAAGGACGTGCCGGTCCGGGCAAGGGCTCGGCGCAGGCGGATGGAGGCGAAGATCTCCGGTGCCCGTCCCTCGTAGTACTGCTCGGCGGCCAGGTAGTCGTCCTTGGACTTCTCCAGCTCCCGCAGTCCCGTCATCAGGTCGCTCATGTGACCTCCTCGAATCTCCGTGATCATCCCACGTCACGCTGCCCAGTTGACAGTCGTGGCCGACGCCTTGGGCCGCTTCTCGGGGCTCAGGAAGTAGTTCACTCCCGTCACCACCGCGTCCACGACGTCGTCATGGGCGACCCGTGGGAAGGAAACCATCTGGGCTTCCAACGCCGGGAGAGGTCGCACGTGGAGCACCCGGCCTCGCTGATAGTGGTTGAGAGCCTGTCCGGCCCGTACTTCCTTCTTGGCCTTCTGGGCCACCGTCCGAACCGGTACGGGCAGTCCACTGAGGATCTCACGCCAGATCTCGGGGCCGCCCTGGTTCGTCTCCACGAGGACCATGCCGATCCCCTGGTGGGCCTCCAGGAGCCCCAGGAGCCGCTGTGTGAGGGCTGCGCCGGTCAGCTTGACCTCCAGGGCCTCCAGGACCACACAGCGCCTCAGGGAGTGGTTGTAGCCCACGACGGCCAGACCGGTGTAGTCGCTCGTGGTCTTGGTGGTCATCGTCGGGTCCACGGACAGCAGCAGGTGCGTGCACTCCATCTGGCCGTACCGGATGTCCTCGGTGGTCCAGTAGCCGCCGTCGTTGCCCAGCGGATCGCACAGGAAGTTCTTGGCGAAGCTCCGCGTATGCCGGATGGACAGCAGGTACTCCAGCGACCACTTGGCGGGCCAGATGCTCCGCTCGGTCCCGTCGTCCCTCGTGAGGATCGGCAGGTAATGGTGGACCTGGATGTTCTCCTCCACGATCCACGGGGCCGTCTCGCGTCCTGCGGCGTGCTTTACGAGCTGGTGGACGATCGAGCCGGGCATGGTGACGGTGCCGACCATGATGACCCGGGCGTAGACGTTCAGCGGCAGGATGACGTCCTGGAAGGTCTTCAGGCGTCCCTCGGCCCGGTAGGCGCTGTAGGAGTCCTCGCCGGGCTCGATGTCGTCCAGGATCAGACAGTCGGGCCGCTGCTCCTTCACCTTCATGCCGAGGGCTCCGGAGTCGATGCCCTTGGCCCCGAAGACGAAGCCCGCCTTGGTGATGAGCATTCCCTTCGTGTCGCTAAGGGTCTGCCCCCGGTGCCGGGTGGCCGGTGAGCACAGGTCGGGGAAGTCCATCCGCAGCAGCTCGTTGGTCTCCAGCTCGTGCTTGAACGTCGACAGGTGCAGCTCGGCCTGGGTGGTGCTGTCCGAGAAGGCCGCCACGAACTTCAGGTGGCCATGGGCCGCAGCCCACATCGGCAGGAGCAGAAACCACCACGTGGACTTGCCCGTGGACCGAGGGGCAATGAAGGCGTCGCGCTGCTCCATGGGCTCGGAGATCGGACGGATCCAGCGCCTGGCCATCCTGAGCCAGTCCAGGTGGGCGTCGGAGAAGGTGATCTGGCCCTGGGTCTCGTCGCCCTTGAGGTGGTGCGGCATGTACAGCAGGGCGAACAGGAGCGGATCCAGGCGGGTCAGCTCCCGGCGGCCCTCGGGCACGGCGAGGAGACGCTCGTCAACGGACGACAGGTACTCGTCCAAATCGAACGTCTCGGCGGTCGCGCCCTCCAGGTAGCTCACATGTCCTCCCAGGGCTCCTCGTCGTCATCGTCGGTGTCCCGCTCGATCGTCATCTCGTAGACGTTCGTGCCGTCGGCCTCCAGCCACTCCCTCCAGTCCGCCCCAGGGCCGCTGAGGACCTTGTAGAGGACCGGGACACCCACGGACTGGGAGACGGCCCTGGCGGCCTCCTCGGGGTCCTCGCAGTGGACTATGGCCGACTCTCGCGTACCGGTGTCGGGGTCGGTCCACTGGATCCGGACGTCATGCTCGGACGATGAGTCCTCGTTGATCACTTGGCACCCTTCAACCGGGCTTCCTCGGCGGCGTTCTTGGCCTTGGCCTCCCGGATCATCGCGGCGAGGGCGATGTCCTCCTGGGTCGTCTCCGTGACCGTGGCGTCCACCTTGATCGGGCTGTCCAGGCCCAGCAGGCGTGCGATGCGGTCGTGGATGGCGATGGCCTGTGCGATGGCGCTGGTGTTGCCCTCGGCGCACTTGGACGACAGATGGCTCAGGAGGCGCTCCAGGCGGTCCAGTTGGATCTGCCGGTACTCGTCCACCTTCGGGTAGATCCGCTGGGCCTTGGCGGCCTCGTAGCGGTTGTGGACGGTGCCCTTGGAGATGCCCATGATCTGAGCGATCTCGGCATGGCTCTTCCCGGCCAGTTTCAGGTTGTAGACCCGCTCGGTCTCGTAGGCGATCTGGGAGTCGTGGCCTGCCCAGCGGTGCGTGTTCGGTCCCAGCGTCACGCGGTCACTTCCTTAGGTTCAGTGGTCTCCTCAGGCAGCTCTATGCGGAACTGCACTATCCGCTTCTCCTTGAGCAGCCGGGTCTCCGCCTTGGTCCCCCGGGCCTTGGCGGTCTGGTAGACCAGCGCCCTGAAGCTGGACAGGGAGCAGACGAAGTCCCGGCCCCAGGAGGCGGACCACCAGGAGCCGTCGGCCCATTCGCTCCAGGGATAGTTGGGGGAATCGTTAGTCCGTCGGTTAGGTGCGTTAGTTAGTCGTTCTGCCACGTTAGTCAGTATGCAGGGCCGTTGAGACACAGCGAAGCCCCCGAGGACCGAAGTCACCCGGGGGCTCGCCTCTCTGGCGGTGGTTCATGTGGTCAGTCCAGCTCGTCCGGCTCCATCTCCACCTTGTCCCAGCCCTTGTCGGCGTGCAGCTCGTCGTGCTTGGCGCTGATGCCGATCTCGGTTCCGCAGGCCCGGCACAGGAAGACCTGTATGGTCCGGCGGCTGCGCTTCTTGCGGGGCTGGGTCTTGGCGCTCACGGGGCGTCTCCCTGGGTGTAGAAGGTGCTGGTTCCTTCGCCGTAGTGGGTCTCGCCCTTCAGACGGCTGATCTGCTGGTCCTGCTGGTCCATCTCGTGCTGGATGTCCTGGTAGGTCTGGGCAGCGGCCAGGAGGCTCATTAGGACGCTTCCGGCGGCCAGGACGCCCATGTACCTCAGAGTCCGGCCCAGGGCGTCCTTGGCGATGATGTGGGCCATGCCCTTGGCGGGATCCTGCTGAATGTCGCTCATGGGAGTGATGGTGACGG